AACTGGTAATTTAGCATAATATGAACACATATAATTATAACATATCAGAATTAAATATTTATCAAATAATGGATGAAATTTACATTTCTTTGAATAAGAAGTTGTATGCAAATTATCCAGGAGAAGTTGTTGATGGATATTGCGATTATTCAATCCCTAGTCTTAATATTAATTTTTATGTTGATTTAACTTCACAAGAACAAGGTGTATTAACAGATTTGATTTCAAATTATGTATGTAACCCAAATTATTGTGAGCTTAAAAAATTTAAAATAAATAATTCTTTAGAAAACCCTTCTCAGATTGATTATGATATTTTAGGATTAAACAAAAAAAGAACAATCATAAAAGGGGAGTTAAGACAGGTTGAATATTATAAAAATTATATAGCTAGTTCTAATACATATTCTGATTTGGTTGTTTCTGAATTCAGAGATTATACTAGGAATGATATCGGTATTGTTCAATATAGAAATTTAACATCAAATTGGATTTTGAATGATAATACAACTGGTTTAACAATGAACTTTATAAAATATTATACTCAAGAAGAAGGCATTCAGGAAGGTATAGATAGAAGAGGAAATATGATTTCGTTTGCAAAAACATCATTATTGGATGGGTTAAAGGCTATTTATGGTGAACCAACAAATCAAACATATTCATTTGATTTATTAATGTCAGTTAAAACTCAAATGGAATATTTTACACAAGGATATACTCAACCACTAAGAGATGTTGTAAGTGCATCGACAAAAGCTTATTTAACAGAAGGAATAAAAATAGCAGTAATAGAACAATTAACATTTTAAAAAAATAAATTATGAAAGAATTATTTACATCAATTTGGGCTCTTGTATGGGCATTATTAGTTAGCGTTTTAATGTTTTCAATTGGAACATTATATTCACTAGGATATTCAGTGTGGTACACCGTGACTCTTAAGAAGCCTTTAGCATTCTTTCAATTTTGGTGGAGACTGGTTGATGGATTTGCATCAGCATTGTCAAATCTTATTTATGAAGCAGCTTACTCATTAGATTTAGCCTGGAATGTTAATGGAGAAATTATTGAAGATATGGTTACAACTGAAGAGAATACGGAATTTTCCAAAAAGGATATTTCTGTATCAGCCACAATTGGAAAACTTCAAGTTGAAAATAAATTAAATAAGTTTGGTTTAAAATTCAGCAAGTTATTAAATTTCTTTTTTGGTCAAAAACAACATGCTATTGATGCTTGGCATTATACTCAAGCAAAAAAAGATTTAAAAGCGCAATACTTTTTAAGAGAAAAAAGAAGGCTTAAAAGTTAAATTTTTAGTTATTTATAAAAAATGGATATCAGGACCGGACAAACAATTTATGAAAACATTATGTCGTTAGATGTGGATGGAAATCCATTATCTGCAGCTACGTTTGATAAAACTTTTTTCATAAACGGTTCGGCCACTACAGCAGTAACATTATCAATAAATCTTTCTGATGCATTAACAGGTACTTTTAATGCTTCTTTTTCGTCATCTACATACGGTTACCATCAATATAGAGCATTAAACAATCTTAATGGAGTTATTTATATGTCTGACATATATATTGTAAAACTTGATAGTGAACTAGCAGGAGGAGCAACTATTTATGTTGGTTTATAATGAAATTTCATCTTGAAAATATTCAAACTAGAAAAGTTCTTGTAGAAAAATTCGTAGACCCCACAAAAAGAGATTTATATGGATTAAAATTTTGTTCTTACAAATCAAATAAAGAATCATTATTAATTGTAGAGTTTCATAATTTAACTAACGAATCTTTAATAAGATATAACAGAAAATTGTCAAAAGATGTTTATGGAAATCTTTCAGAAGATTTTGAACCAATAAAAATTAGAATAGTAGAATCAATCGACAATAATAGCTCAGTTGAATTTTATAAATGGATTAATAAATCTATTCAAGCAGAAAAAAGTATATATGGAATAGATATGTTTTTTTTTAATCTAAATCCTCAAAAATATAGCCCAGTATTATCATTAAGAGGATGTTCTCTTGATTCTTTGTGTATTATCGAAGGAAAACCTATTATTTCTGTTAATTTTTTCGCTTACTTATTTCCAAAGGAAAATAGTTGATTTTCCTTAAATTCTATCTGAAAAAGCCAAATAATTACCTATTTATTCATAATGACACAAGAAGAAACAATAGAATTCGTGAAATGTGCTAGGAGCCCTGTTTATTTTTTAAATAACTACGGTTATATATTTGATATAACAAAAAACACTATTGCACCATTAAAACTTTTTGAATATCAAAAAGGAGTTGTACAAAATTATGAATCAAATAAGAACAATATCATTCTTAAAGCAAGACAGACAGGACTCTCAGTTATAACATCAGGTTATGTTTGTTGGAAAATGTTATTTAATGAAAATGAAAGAATCTTAATTGTTGCTAATGATGGTGCTGGCGCCAGAAGATTTTTAGGTTCTGTAAAACAATTTTTGGATTACTTGCCAGCCTTTTTAAGACCAGATGAAGTTCCAACAAACAATACTCAACAAATTGTATTTTCTAATGGTAGTTGGTGTAAAGCAGTGGCATCTGGCGGAAATGCAGGTCGTGGTGAAACATTGACTTTGTTGGTTTTGGATGAAACTGCATTTATTGAAAACGCAGAAGAAATTTGGATGGCTGCCGGTTTGGCCTTGTCTTCTGAAAGTGCTAAGTGTATAATGATTTCAACACCTAATGGTACCGGTGGATTATATCATGCAACTTGGACTGAAACAATAAAAAAACAAAAAACTGGTAAAAAAGCTTTCGTTGGAACAGAAGTTCATTGGAGTCAACATCCATATTATGCCAGAGAAGCAGAAGAAAGATATGATGAGCACGGAAGAAAATTTTGGTGGAGTCCTTGGTATGAAGAACAGTGTGCATTATTAAAATATGATAAAGTAAAAATAGCTCAAGAGTTAGATTTATCTTTCGAAGGTTCAGCTGCGGTTGTTATTGAAAGTTGGATTATAGATAAATACGAAAAAAACTGCGCTGATATTAAACCTATTTGTTATTACGATTATAAAGAGCCTGAAGAAAGATTTGTTACCGGCAGAGAAACAACTTTTTATGTTTGGGAAAAACCTATACCAAAGGCAAACTACATAATAGGAGGTGACGTTGCCAGAGGTGATAGTCATGACTTTTCAACATTACAAGTAATTAATGCTGATACTTTAACTCAGGTTGCAGAATTCCAAGGAAAAATTCCTCCGGATATTTTTGCTGAATTGGTTTTTAAAGTTGCAACAGATTATAATATGGCATATGTTTCTATTGAAGGAAACAATCATGGATTAGTGACTACACTTGCTCTTAGAAATACATTAAAATATCCTTACGATAAAATTCATCACTCTAAATCAATAAAGAAAATTTATGTTAGATATGGCGGTGTTAATTCTATTGACCCAGATAGTGAAATCCCCGGCTTTCAAACAACACCAAGAACAAGACCTTTACTTATGAATTGTCTGGTAAAATATATGAGAGATAGTGAAGTGAAAATAAATTCAAAAAGATTACTTACAGAATTTAGAACATTTATAAATAAAGGAGAAAAGCCGGAACATGCTGACGGTTATCATGATGACCTTATTTTTGCGTTTGCAATAGGTTTATTTATGAGGGATACTGAATTTGATAACGTATTTAAGAGTAAAGAATTTTATAAGGCAATGTTGGATTCTATCAGTTATAATGCGAGTTCTGGAACCGGAAGGCCTGTTAATATAGAAAAAGATGTTAAAAAGAACATTCAGGGCCCAGATTCTGACATAAATTGGTTATTTGGCCCAATAGCTGGGTAATGGTTTACTTTGATGTAAAAAATGGTTAATTTGTAATTAATAATATATATAAGAAATGGCTGAAAATTATGATGATAGTATATTTTCTGGGGTGTTTAAGGCCCTTAGAAGAGGAAGGCAAGATGCGACTAAACCGGAAAGAAGTGTATTAACTAATACACCAACTGTTTCAAGTCCATTTGAGTCTAAACAACAAAAACAACAGGATTTTTTAGATATACAATCTAATAAAGTTGCAAAAGACCTTTACTCAAGGTCGCTTTATTATGAAGCAGATAGATTTGCTGCTTACTTGGATTTTAGAGCGATGGATTTTTCTCCGGAAGTTTCTGCTGCTCTTGATATATTGGCAGATGAATGTGTTACAAAAAATGAGCGCGGAGAAATTGTAGCCATATATAGCGACAATTCAAGAGTTAAAAAAGTTTTGCAAGATTTATTTTATAATGTTCTTAATGTTAATTATAATCTTGGTTTTTGGGCGAGAGAACTTTTTAAATTTGGTGATTTATTTTTAAAATTAGAAACAGACCAAAATCAAGGAATTTATGATATTATTCAACTTCCGGTTGCTGAAATGCATAGAGAAGATAATCCTGACCTTAAACTTGGAAGAAGTGTATTCAGATGGGATGTTGGAAATATGTTTTTTGAAGAATGGCAAGTTGCTCACTTTAGAATATTAACAGACAGCACAAGATTACCATACGGCCGTTCAGTTTTGGACCCAGCTAGAAAATTGTGGAAACAATTACAATTAGCAGAAGATGCTATGCTTGTATATAGATGTGTTAGAGCTCCAGAAAGAAGAGTTTATTATATTGAGGTTGGTAATATTGACCCAGCTGATGTACCTCAATATATGGAAAAAGCTAAGGCTCAAGTAAAGAAGGCTCCAATGGTGGACCAAGCAACTGGTAACATTAATTTGAAATATAGCCCGATTACTTATGAAGAAGATTATTTTCTTCCTGTAAGAGGTGATAAAAGTTCACGTATAGAAACTTTACCGGGAGCTTCTAATTTAGGAGATATTGCTGACATAGAGTATTTACAAAATAAATTATTTGCAGCTCTTAAAGTTCCAAAACCTTATTTGAATTATGCAGAAACAATCCCAGGAGGTTCAGCATTATCTCAAGCAGATTTAAGATTTTCAAGAACGGTAAACAGATTGCAGCAATTTTTAATTATTGAATTAAGAAGAATTGCAAATATACATTTATACCTTCTTGGTCTTGAAGATGATATAAATAATTTTGAAATAACACTTGCAAATCCTTCTTCTCAACAAGAATTGTTGAAGTTAGAAACAATGAAATCAAGAATGGAAGTGTTTCAAGCAATGTTTACTAACGATGCAACATCTCCAGTATCTTATACTTGGGCTATGCAATATATTATGGGTTTCTCTGAAACTGAAATAAAACAAATTATTAGACAGAAAAAGATTG